CATAAAGAGAAGTTCCACCAAGTCCAATATTGTATGTTAGTGGTTGTCCAGTATAGAATTTATGTCCAGGAATGTAAATAGTTCTTGATCTAAGATTTCTGGACTCAAAAGTTCCACCAAATCCAACTACTGTACGGGTAATACCATCCGTTCCCGTACCAACGGTTTCAATTGGATTAAAGAAAGTAACATAGTTTTCTTGGTATAACTTATTGAAACCCAGTTTATTGGAAAATTCAAGAGATTTTGGTTTTAAAGTTACAAATTCCAATCCTGCTGTATGAATTCCAGTATTTTCTAATCTATTGACATAGAATCCAGACCTTTCTGGGGAAACTTTAGTGATCAATAAATTTTCTGTGCCGATTCCAATAAAATCATTATCAGAAAAACCGCTTACGTCTTTGACTTTAATGAAAGTGGAAACTCCAGTTGAAGCTTCTAACCCAATATCTTCCAATAGTTGAACGGTTTTACTATCAACTTTAATAATTTGAGTTTTTTCCAGTAAAGAAAGACTTATGGTAGAAATACCACTTATTGAGATTGGTTCCTTATCTACTAATCCATGGGGTTGATCAAAAACAACTTTAAAAGTATTATTTTTGGGAATTATATTACAATCTGAGAAAAATCTCTTAACTATCGAAGCATTTTCTACTTGTTTACCACCAATTTCAGATACTACTATATTTGCACCATATCCATTAGTATTTTTATTATCAACTAAAATTTTGTCCCCTATTTTATAATCTTTTCCTTTTGAGAATATAGAAATATCTTCTATAGTTCCAGTATTAATCTTAGATACTCTAAACTCTTGTTTGTAATTTTCAAATACTTTATCAATTAAATCATAAGAGGATTCTGAATAATTTAGGTAATATGGACCGGTATTTCTAACTATCTCATTGGTGAAAATATTTTCATCTTGATTGAAAGATGGTAGGAAATTTTCCTCAACGGGTTTATTGTTAAATTGGGGTCCAATAATATATGGATATCTGTTTTTAGCTACTCTGGAAATATCCACATCAACACTATAAAAATATGCATAAACTCCATTTGGATATTCTGGAGTAACACACCATCTTCCATTATATTCATCTAAGTCACCAAAACCATTGTAACTATAGTCGTTAACAAAATATCCAGGAACAAAAGAGGGTGGTCTAAGTCCAGAATCAGTTTCTGCACTCAAACTGTAACTAGAAACTATTTGTCTTACAGACCCACCAGAAACACTAGCATAACCATATGGACCATAAATTGGGTTACCATCATAAGCATATCCAAGAATTGGAGAATGTCTTAAAGCCTCATCAGTTTCTTTATTATCTTGAGTAAAGTTATCGGATAATTGATATCTTAATTTTTTGGGAACATAATAAGAACAGAATTGAAGTCCTGTTAATTCATTTCTACTATTAAGTAGAACACCATCATCGTTGACATTGATAAGATTTCCAAGTTTTTTTACCTGGTCTACTGTCCACTGAGTAACATTTGCCAAAAATCTAGCACCCGTTCCTCTATTCTTCAATAAAAGCGTTGTATCAGAAACTCCATATCCAACTCCACCATCTACAATCTGTACGGAAGAAAGTCTGCCTTCAGGATCTATTAATGGTTCAATCTTAGCAAAACTTCCAGAACCAGAAACAAATATATCGGAGTCAACTCTATATCCACGTCCTCTCTGAACTATCTTGACATCTACTATTTTTCCGTCAACCACAATTGGTTTTAATAAAGCCTCAGATTTTACACTGCTTATTCCGACATCAGGTCTGCGATGGAAATTGATAATATCTGTGCAACCATATCCAACACCACCTTCAATGACATAAACATCGTCAATTGAACCAAGAACAACCGGTTCCAAAACAGGAGTTATTATACTAGTCGATCCAAGGGAAGATACAGATTCTACACTAATGACAATTGGGGGATACGATATTGAATGAGTTCCAACTCCAAGAGTGTCGAATTTAATATATCTTTGATTAAAATAGTTATTATCACTAATACTATTAGCGGTACCAGCTAATGATAATTTAAATCTATTTTTATCTATTACCGATACATGATAATAATTTTCCGTAGACATTCCAGAAATTGCAGAATCGGTTGTAGAATACACAACTAATTCTGCATTTGAGAATCCATGATTCCTAGCATAAATGTAAGAATCAAATGTATTGATTCCTGTAGTTTTATTATCAAAACTCAGTACTGATGGAACTTTAATTGTTCTATTAGAATAACCTTCACCAGGATTCTTGACATATATTTCAGTAATAGTATTCTTATTTTTTGATGTAGAGAAGAAGTGGAATCCAGAACTAATTCCTGTTAGATTTATTTCATTCGTTTTGTTTACTGCATCTGTCTTATTATTATATAATTTTATTCTGGTTTCGGTTATAATTCCAACATAATAGAAAGAACCATTTACAATTCCAGGTATGTCTGAGTTTGTATTTGAATTGTAAATTACTTCTTCACCATCATCAAAAATTGCTGGTGTAAGTAGTGAAATGCTATTTGAGGGCGTATCTGTAGCTACGTCTGCTTTAAATCCTTGTGTTATTCTAGAACTTACTAAATTAGATTCTAAAGAACATCCTTTACCATTTCCACCAGAAATATTAATCTTTGGTTTTGATTGATATCCAACTCCAGGAGATATTAGTTTTACGGATTGAATACTTCCAGATAAATTTACATGAGCTTTAGCTCCAATACCTGCAACGTCTGTTATATCGATTGGGGGTGGATTTACAACATCATATCCACTGCCCCCATTCGTAACATCAATAAAATCTACTTTTCCGTAAAATATATTTTCATCAAAATAAGTTGGTGACAACAGTTCTGTTCCATTAACCAACATACCAACGGCTCTATTTCTAGTCGTTCTCTCATTTACATCATCAATAGTTGATGGCTTTGGTTCAAATGGAAACTTTCTTACCAATCTTTGATGTTCTAGATTTTTGTTTTCATATCCACCAATAACGATAGTATCTCCAGAAACACCGGATTTAAATTCTACATATTTTTTAGAAAAGACATCAGCCTTACTAAAAGATAATTTTATATTGTTAGAATCATAAACACTTACATAGTAAAATCCAGTTGAAACACCAGAATTTGAGTAATTAAAAGTATCATAATAAACTAAATTTCCATTCACATAATTATGTGATGGTACATTTAGAATACTTGTTAATCCAACATACTGTGCAGATCTATCGTTTTGTTCTAAAGTTTGTATTTCTCTTTTATCATCAGTGAGAAAAATAGTATAGTTTGGTATTCCAGTAGAAGTTACATAAAAGTTTTCAAAATTTTTATCAATATAAGTATTTTGAATACCAGAAGGATACTTGTTTATATTTGGGAAGTAATTTGTTTGGTGATTTGTTTTATAAATTATTTTCTGTATTTTATCAATAAGTCCAGTATTAAAACTAGTACTACCCAATCCAAAAATTTGTACTAAAATTGTTGCAGAAAATTTCCTAATAGTATCACCAGAATTATAATCGATATCAATTATTTGAGCGTCAAGATACTCATTATTTTCATCATAAATTTTAATAAATTCTTCTTTATAGAATATTATTTCATCATGTAAAAATAATCTGAATTTATCAACACTCTCTTGGGAAAAAGATTTGACATTATGTTTTGTTGGAATATTTGTTATCCAACTGTTAAATCTAAAATCTTGAGCTAGATTTTGACCAAATCCAACTAATTTAATGGTATCGCCTACCTTTAAATTATTACTATTTTGAATATCAATATCTTCAATTACATTAAGTACTCTGAAATCAACTCTAGAAGTATTTCCAAATCCAACATAACTATATGCAAATTTATCTTCTACTAAAGAAAGTCCAAATTCAAGTTCTTTTGTTACACCAGTAACTCCCAAAAACTGATTTGTTGTTTTATCTGTATAACTAATTTCTATGAAGTCAGAATTTTCAGGTTTTGCAAGAATCTTTCCAGATTTTGAAAATCCAACAGTTGAATCGACAATTATATTATCAGCACCAACAGGTATAGTTTCTAGGACTTTGGTTTGACCAGTTACAACAAAAGTTCCAGAAATTGAAGAAGAGTCTAAAGAAATTTCATATAAATCTTTTCCAGAAACTGGTCGATATTCAATGTTGTATATTGAAGCACTTGCAGTTCCAATTCCAGGTAGTTCTTGAAGCAAGAAGTTACCTTTTGTGTTTACAGGATCATCACCAAATATTTTTTCTACTAATATATTTTTAGTTACAAAGAATGTGTCTGAAGAGGGTTTAATTGTATAATCATTTGGATTTATAACTTCAATATCAGATCCATATAATATTTGGAATAGAAATTTATAAGAAGTGTCTGTTCCCTTTGAAAGATAAAAATTTCTAGCATTAATTAAAACGTTTTCAATAGATACGTTTGGATTAAAATCTCTATTTTCAAATCCAGGTAAGAATTCTAATTTATATTTCTCGAAAAATTTAACCAAAAATAGATTACTGAGGTTTGTTACAACAGATCCATTTTGATGTTCTGCAGAAGAGGTTGAAGAAAAATTCAAAAATGATGATTTTTCGAAAGATTCAATATTATCAACTCCAGAAAATCCTCTTATACAACCAACAAAAGAATTTTCAGTTTTTGATGTATATGTTATTATCTCATCATTAATTTTTAAAAGACCATAAGTGTCTGGCCATCCAACAGTTGAAGTTACGGAAATAACATCATCAAATGATAAAACTTCATCTGTGAGAGTAGTAGAAGTTGTTAAATCAGTATTATTAAATTTCTCAATATTTTTATATTTTTTGAGATTAACAGCTAGATCAACAGTTCCAGACTGATATTCTAAAGATTTATAATACTGTCTTAAAAATTCAACAAAAAGAGGAGAATCTTCTTGTATAAACTCGGGAATTTGCGATTCGAGGATAGAATCGATTTTAACTCTTTTTATTTCTGACATTTTATCTTACGTATCTTCCGTTGAGGTAACTTGAGGTTGGAACGTATTGTGTGGCTGCAGTATTCTCTCCAGAACTTACAGAGTCTACTATCATATTTACCACAGATTTTTGAACATCAAATTGAAGGTACAAGTCCTTCAATCCAATAATGTCATTAGATTCTGGAATTGCTTGAACTTCAATTAGTCCGTTTGGCAATGAAACCTCAACTATATTTACAACATCTAAAAGAATCTCTCCAGTTTTATAGTTTATTGTTCCAGCGTTAGATTTTACAACTGTAGGAACATTATTTTGGAGTTTGAAAAAGAATATTCTCCCACTCTGTGCATCTATTGAAAGATCTCCCATATACAAAACATCCGAAACACCAGATATTTTAAATCCAGAAGATTTTATAGAATAACCGTCTTTTTTAATATGAATTTGATTTCCATAACATAATTCATAAGTAGCTAAAGAATTAATTTCTGGATTCAAATCTCTTCTCATCCTAACTTTTGTAATATTTGATGTGATAGACTTGTCAGTATCATCTATCAATCCTACTATTTTACTATACTTAAATCTGCCACCAAAACTATTAATATCAGCAGATTCTGAATATTTTGTTAAAGTATTCAGAACTTTAGTTCTGACAAATTCTGGTTGAGTTGATTTATTCACATCATAGTAAACTGTAGATTCTATCTCAACGTACAAATATGAAAGATCAATTATTTCTGGACTAATTCCAGCAATAGAATACTGTTTCAAAGATCTACTAATTTCTTGTTTTGTTAAAGTAGATAAGAATGTTCCATTTCTTGGTTTTATGGATATAAAAACTTTACCATATTCTGGTGGATCTAATTCTTCTCCACCATATGCAGTTACAGAATCCACATTTGGGTATATGTATGGTATTAGTCCCTTGTAATCATTTGATGTTACTGCTCTATATTGTGAAGCGTATACTCTTGGTGCCAGATATTTTATTGAATCTATAGGTTCTATATCATCTCCATTCTCCGAAGGAGTTCCTGTTAAGACTAGAGAAACTCCAGAAGTTACTTCATTTAAATTATTATCTACTAAAATTCCAGAAAAAGTAAAATTGGAAGCTCCATTTCCGTTTGTACCATTTGTGATAATGTAACTAACTTCGACTCTACTACCATCAGGCGGTCTCTTTCCTAAAATATCATCACCAAATCTAATTTCATACTTTTCATCGGCAACTTCTTGTATTAAGAAAATTCTAGAATCTTTTGTAATATTCAGAATATTGCGATATGGATTGTAAATTTCAGTGACTTGATCTGTTACCGAAACTCGTATTGTTGATGAATCTATATTTGCATTAGGCAAAACGAATCTTTGATTTGGTTGTGAGTAGTCAACGGTAAAGATGTTTCTTACAATTACCCCTTCATAAATTTCCAGATTACTAAATTCCGCAAATCCATTGGAATCAATAGGAGTAGTTACATCATCTGGAACAGAGAATATGAAGTTTCCAAAATCAACTGCACCCAAAGCAGCTTGACCTGATTTTAAAGTAACGGTTCTAGCACCATTACTCTGCGTCATATCAACAGAAAAACTTATTTTTGCCTTTGCAGATCTCTTTGATCTTGGAACATATCCAATATTTCTGGAAAGAGAGACAACGTTTTCCCTTAACGTTGCACTGTCAATGAAAGTTTCATTTACTGCCATATTTGTATTATATGCAGTAATGTAACTGTTATAAGCGAGTAGATCTATTAGCGTAGAGAAGTTAGATCCCTCAAAATCGAAGTCTGTAAAATCGCTATTTGCACGTAAATAGTCTTTGATTTGCGTTCGCAAATCGTTAAAGTCTAAATTTGTAAACTGATTAAATGACATTAGACTCTAGTTGGTTGTAGTAAGAACTCTACTGTTTGAGTTGGAATTGGTAATCCAATGATATCGTAAGATATGGTCACGTTTAATTCATTACTCTCTTCAGGATACGTAATTTTTACAGAAGATAAAGAAATTCTTGGTTCAAAATTGTTTAATAAAGTTTCTATCTCTTCTTCTAAAGATCTTGCGAGAGTTGCACTCTGAAGTTCAAAAATAGAATTTTCTACATTAGTTCCAATTAGAGAATTGAAGAATTTTTCCCCAACTCTAGTTCTTACAAGATTTACTACGGATTTTTTGATCGCATCATCATTAAATAAGGTCATAATATCATTAGTTACAGGATTTCTAGTAA